GATAACGATAACGGACCGTTAACATAACCACCCCGATTAAATAAACCAAGAGCTTTACCACCAAAATAACCACCAAGCAACCACGGCGCGGCAGCACCAAGACCAGCCATCATACCTGATCCAGCAGCCCCTGAAGCAGCATTAGCAGCAGCAGCTTCGGTTAGTCCAGTACCAACAGTACCAATAGCGTTACCACCTGCACCTGCAGCTACCTCAGCCATTGTTGCACCTTCTGCGATTGGAGCAGCAGATGTTGCTGTTGAAGTAGGAGAAAATGCAGTTTTAATTTTAGCCAAAGCGTTTTCAAACATTGGCATTGCAACCTCTTCACCTTTTGCCATAGCTTTCTTTTTTGCTATAGCAGCTGCTTGTTGTTCTAATGTGGGGTCTTGTGGTCTTCCTGCTAGAGGAGGAGTGTTGTATTTTAAATTATTTCTTCTAGCTTTATCACCAGCCGTTGCAACTCTAACCGCCATTACTTACCTCCACTACTAGTAGTTTTAGTTTCTGTACCAGCACCTGCAAGATTAGCAAAGAAGTTAGCAAGAGATGTGTCTTTAGCTTCAGCTTCTTTTTGTGCTTGTTGCTGGAATGTCGTACCAGCTTGACCGATTTGTTCAACACCCATACCAGCCATTGCTTGACGATCTGATTGGTATTTACCAGCACGATCTGCTAGTGCACCTTGCATTGCTGCTTGACTACGTGCTGACCCTAACGATCCAGCACCTGAGGCCATTCCAAGAGAAGAACCCATAAGGTTTTTAAGAGCACGTTCTTCTGCAGCACGAGTGTCATAAATACCAGTACCCCGAACAGCTTGTTCACCTAGTTGTTGTTGGTAAGAAAGAGCACGTTGTTGAGGCTCATTAAGACCTGCTACTAATTGACTAGGATCTTTTTGTGTATCTCTAAGTCTTGCTAAGTTAATATCAAGACCTTCTCTGATTTGTGGTTTAAATTCTTCTGGTATTCCTGATACCTGTGTTTGTGTATTTCCACCGCCACTACCCATTTGCATTCTCCTGATTTATAATACCATGTGCTGAGTAGTAGGCCTCTGCACCGTATTTTAACTTTAATAAATTAACATAGTTTTCTGAATGCTCTATCATTCGAATAGAATCTGCTCTCCATCGTGAACCACCATGACTTTTTACATGGTTAATCATTGCATCGAATAATTTAGTTACAGTAAAAGGAGTTGCTGTATCTTTGTCTACAATACAATCCTTAACATCCATTGTACATAAGTTATTATAGTAACTATTATATGTAGAACCTAAAAGAAAACCTATAAGTTTATTATTTTTATACTCACCAATGGCGATATAATGTGGGTTGTTTTCTTTTTGTTTGGCTACAATTTTTAAGAAAAAAGAAATCCATGCGGCTTCGTTTCTTTCGTATCCACCGTATAGATTTTCTTTAGTTGACTTATTCATAAGCTGTATAGCTTCAAATACGTCATTGTCCTCTATAAGTTTTATCATTGTTGGTTTACCTTTGATTGCAAATCAGCAAAGTTAGTAGACTCTCTAATATCTTTAAGCAGCTTTATGTTTTGTTGTTCAAGATCGTTTATTAATTTTACCATCTCAAGCAATGTAAAATCTAAAGCAGGTTGCTCTGTGATAGGAGGGTTTTGAATTGACATTATTTAACACCCCCTTTCATAATACCTAACTGCATACCAGATATGTTCCACGCTTTTGTATTAGTACCTGAATAACTACTACTAGTATCTGCAGCCGCATCATCAACTCTGTAGTTTAAGAAACGACCTGTAATACGAACATCAGTTTTATAAGAACCTGCAACAGTAAAATCATTTACAGTTAACTTATTTGCTTTAGAACCTGTTTGTGTATTATCTTCAGGCGTTGTTAAGTAAGCTAACTCTCCAGGGTTATTAGTAGACCTTGCACGTATTTGTAAGGTTGCTCTTTGAGGCTCACCACCTACAGTAGCAATTGTTCCACCATCAGCCCATAAAGCAATACTGCTTAATGTTTCAGTATCAAAGTTAGGCGTTATAGATAACTGTTCTCGTTCTGCATAAGATATGTATGGTGTGCCACCAAAATCAAAACCTAGATCAGCCGACCTGATACGATTAAACAATGTACCAGATGTGTATCCGCTTTCTGCAAAGATAGGAAATATTTTATTAGGGTTAGTTTGACCACTTGACCACGGTCTTACAATATCAAACGTAGTACTAATAGACGTTCCTGTAGTGCTTTGAGTTGGACTACTAGCTGCTACTAAGGTTCCTTCAGCTGCATTAGTTAACGCTGTTGTTGTTGGAGCAACACTAGCCGATACTACTTGTGTAGCAGGGCTAAACGCAGTAACATAGTTAGCTGTAGAACTAAACTGACTAGGACTAATTACAATACTTGTAGGTGCTGATGTACTATCAGGTGTTACAATCAATGCATTGTTAGTACTAATCTCTGCTAAAGCTGCTAGTAATGCGCTTTGCAGAGTAGCTACAGTACCATTTGGTTTAGCTAACTCTGCAGCATTTTGAGTTGCATCAGCATTATAATACAAGGCAAGATAAGCTGAGTCACTAGCTGCCCCTGAGTCACCATAAGTGTCATCATTAGCTGCTGCAGTAAAACTAGGATCAAGCAGTCGGCCTGGGCCTTCACCATAATGCCTATCAAAGATTACACTACTACCACTTGTTGTGTTAATTGTAATCGTAACCCTTGTCATTTTTGCATAGATAGGATCTACACCATCAGTAACTGCAATATCACTTCCTGTAGAATTAGCAATAAGAGGAGACACTAATGTGCCTGTCCTTGTATCGCCATTAACTACTGTGTAAGCAAATGCACCTGTAATAGCTTTTCGATCTACAGCTGTAAAAGTTAACACAGCATTAGAACGAGTTACAGTAAAATGAGTTGTATCTGTCCATGCTGCTTGCAAAGCTGTAGCTATTTGTATAGCAGTAACTTCAGCTGTGTTTTGAGTGCCTGGATTGTAAGCGGGATAGGTGCTTGTGTTATCAAAGTTTATTGTAATCGGATTACCTAAAGGTGGTGTAAGAGTTACACGATCCGTTGTTGTGTGTGCTGCTACACCTGCTATTGTTTGAGCACCTGTAAAATTACTACTACTAAAACCAGAAGGTAATGTTCCTGCACTTGTTATTGCTACACTAAAATTATTAGTTATTACACCTACTGTAGCAGAAGTGGCTGTTACAAGCCCTGTGCCTGTAGTTGTAGACCATCCACTGTTGGCGTTTATAAGCCCACTGACAGCCGTTACAACTGTTGCCCTTGTCTGAGTACCACTAAGAATTGTAGAGCTTGTTGTAGAGTCTGGAAAGGTTACTGTAAGAACAGGTTGTGGTATACTGTTATCCACACCTGTGGTTACTACTGTAACTGAATCAGTAAGATTACCACCAAAAGTAGTTTCTGTATAAGACGTACCACTATAGCTAGTTGCAAATGCAATTGACAAAGCACTATGATTACCACCGTTTACAGAAGTAAACCTTACATTATTTCCGTTAGCTGCAACACTATAGATAGCACTAGCAGAACCATTAAAGACAGCAAGAGCAGATAGCTTAGTAATGATATCATCTCTAATCGCTGTTTGAGCCGTAAGACCTTTTGCAAGAGTAATTGTCTCGTTGATTGCACCTTGCACCCCACTTACGGCAGGAGCCGTTATTGTCATTGAAATAGCAGGGCTAAGTGCTGCAGTAATACCATACACACCAACACCTGTAACTGTAGAGTTAGGTGATATGTTAGTTGTAGATCCACTTCCTGAAACTGCAAAAGTAGAAGTACTAAATGCACGAGGTCCAGGAACATCTGAAGTTAGTGTAAGAACATTAGAAGATGCAGAAGCTGTAAAATCAGCAAGTGCATTGTTTGCGTTAATATAATCACGTATTGCTGCAACAAACTGTGTCATAGTAATTGTAGCACCGTCTGCATAACTTGTACCAAGTATAGCACTAGCAGGAAAACTAACATTACCAATAGTACTGTCACCATTTATAACAGCACTAGCTCCACCATCAAGATGTGTAGTTTTATTTCTGTCATAAGTAAATGTAGAACTTGAAGGGTATGTAAGTGTGCTTGCAGCATTAACTGTGTTTGGTCCAGTATCACCTGTAACTGAAAGGTCTACTACCTCTAACACATCAGTAGTAAAGTTACTAAACGTACTTACTGCAACTGTTTTAGCAGCTTTAGTACCTGTTGTAACTCTTGGTGTAGCACCATTAATTGTTACTGCTTGAACTTCTTTTTTACCGCGATTAGTATATCCTGCATTACCGCTATTGCCTGTTGCGGCAATTGTTGCAGTCGGTATGCCACCACCCTTAATTGGACCCACATCTCCAGCTGCAACTGCATCAAGGTCTCTGATAGTCCACGTATTGTCTCTATAATTCCAGATAAGAGCTTCATCACATTCCCCTCCAGTTGAGTTTAGTGTAGGGTAACACACCCATATTTCTTCTTCTTGATGATTCTGAAGGGTGAACAGTTGGCGTTCATGTATAGGATTTAGGTTATTATAAAAGTATTGGGTGACTCTTTTACCTGAAAGCGACTGTATATTTCCTGGGTTTCCAGCAAATGTGTAAATATCATTAGTCCCCACCACAAAATGTTTACCGTCATATTCAACTACGGCCCCTGTAGTAAGACACCCATACTCATCTGTATTAGGTGCAAAAGACACAGGCGCTGTAGTATTACCAGTAAGACGCATAACGTGTATACTGTCTGAACTATAGATATACATATTACCTTGTAGTGATTTCATTTCTTGAATAACGTTAGTTTCTGACAAAGTAAATTCATCAGCAGTACTAACGCCAGCAGCAAAAGGATTCCAGTTATTAGGAACTGATCCAGGAACTGCTACATCAGATGTACGAACTACACCAGATAGTCTACGAATAATAGTAGTTGGTGTAACAGAATCAACTTCAGTTAAATCACCTGCAACAAGCAAATCGCCAAACGATTGAACAATACCTGCTCGTACATTTACAGGGTTTCTAGATTTAATTGTAGCCGTAAGTGTATCATTAGCTGTTAGGTTTCCAATTACAATTACTGTTGTGTTAGTATTTGTATCGGTATATATTTGAAAATTATTTCCACTTACTGTAGGTATAGTTCCTGGCAATGCTCCAGGGACAAAGTTAGTTCCGTTAACTGTTCCAGAACCCGCAGGGCTACCTGCTTGTGCGGTTTTAACGTGTGTACCTGTAACTAAAATTTCGTTTGCAGTAAAATCTACCTTTTGACCAAGATCAAATACAGTACTATTTCCAGATAAATAAGTATCGCTATGTACTATTTGTTGTACATTATAACTGTCCCATCCAGGAAGTTCTGCTAAAGTGATATTATTTATATTAGTATTTCCTGGAGCGTCTAATATATAATGCGGTTTATCAATTCCATTATTAATAATAAAAGAAAATCCACCACTAAATAAAGTATGCTGCCAACCATGTGTTGTAAAAGCAAACCCATCAGTCATACTAGCAGGTGTAATATCTTTCTTTGTCCCTGTGTGATCTTGTATGTAAACCTTTTGACCCACAGTAATACCAGCACGAACATAATCTACTACCCAAACATAATAACAACCATGCGGTGCTTTGTTAGGGTTTTCCCAAACTGCAAAGTATCTAACCTGACCAAACAACTCATTTGCTGGTACAAGATCTTCTACAATATTATTAAGTAATAGCTCTCCTGATATCTTACGAACCGCACCATCTTTAAATCTAACGTTACGTACATTTGTAAATACATTTGGTGCTAAAGCAACAGGAGGAGTATCAATGATAACCCCTTGAGATGCGATATCGGTAACAGAAATTGTTTCTTCTGCCATGTTACTCCTCCGTTAATTAATTACTAAGCGCACTCTTTCTGGCCTGTAAGCGGGTCGATGAAGCAAGCTTCAACCTTTCCCTTTTCTTCAACCATTTCCTCATTCGTGCCAGATACCTTCTCTTCCGTTTCCACGGTTTCGTTGAAGATACCAAATCGTTTTCCACTGATCCTGAACGTAGTGCATCCCTTCGCCCCGCCCTTCCAGGCATCAACATACACTTGTTTAAAATCCTCATATGACACATCTTCCCCCACATTACAAGTTTTAGAACATGCTGAGTCAATATAGTGTTGAGACAACAGCAATACTGCTAAATGATCTTGAACTGAAATATCAGATGATGTCCTCCCTTCTACCCCTCTAGAGTACGCATAGTCTTCTACACGTTCAACACGGGGTCCTTCAAATGTCTGGATAGTACGATCATAGTAATGGCTGAATACAGGCTCTATGCCACCAGTGACATTATCTGCCACAAGGCTGATAGTACCAGTAGGAGCAATACTAGTGAGGTGGCTGTTGCGTATGCCATGTTCTCTAATCTCCTTCTTAACAGATGCAGGTAATGTACGTACAAAGTTAGACTTTAAATACTCTGGACGATACATAGGGAATGCACCTTTTTCTTTTGCTAACAAAGCAGATGCTTTATAACAATTGTCTCTTAAACAAGCAAAGACTTTTTCAGTCCAGTTAAGAAACTCAGGAGAAGCATAAGGGTATCCTAGAAGCTCACCAGCGTTAGCTAGTGCAGTAACACCTAGCCCCATACGTCTTTTATCTTTAGCCTCATCAGACTGTTCTTTAAGCGGGTATATAGTACGATCAATAATGTTATCCATTGCACGTACTACATGTGGAATGTCTTTCTTAAACTGTGTAAAATTAAATGTATAGTTACCAGCACTTTCATCAAGATACTTTACTAAATTAAAAGAACCTAACAAACATGCACCTTGCGGGGGCAACGGCTGCTCACCACATGGGTTAGTGGCTTCAATGGTCTCACAGTACCATAAGTTATTCATCTCTTGTATACGGTCAATAAACAGAACTCCAGGCTCTGCCCAATCCCAGGTCGAGTTCATTATCTCGTCCCATACCATTTGGGCTGATAAAGTGCCACGCACAACACCGTCAAACAAAAGATCGTACTCGGTATCGTTATCCAAAGCTTCCATAAAGGCATCTGTAATCCCAACGGAGATATTAAATCCGGTGAGTTTATCACTGTTACGTTTAGCGCGAATAAAGTCGAGTATATCAGGATGGTCAACCCTAAGGACACCCATTTGTGCTCCTCTCCTGTGACCGCTAGAAGCAATTGTTTGGCACACTGCATCAAAGATCCCCATAAAAGAAACAGGACCAGAAGACTGAGAGTCGAGAGAGTTAATATGATCGCCCCTTGGTCTGAGTCTACTAAAATCATACCCAATACCACCACCTTTACGCATAGTCTCTGCAGCTTCTGCAGCACGTTTCATTATAGACTTCATATTGTCATCAATAATACCACTAACAAAACAATTAAAAGCTGTAGTAATACGCCTACTTCCCATAGCATTTTGGACTCTACCTGCTGGTAGAAATCTCATATTCCCAAAAATGTCTTCTAGTTCTAATTGATGTTCAGGAGTATCATTAAGTGCTCCTGCCATGCGTTTTACTTTATCATCAAAGGACTCACCTTCTTGACGATACTTCATTGCATCAATCTCTTCAGAAATAGATGTGACTGGTCCAGCGTATTCTACATTTCTCATAATATTATTACCTCTTATTTGAATAGATTTTTCCTATAAGGGGTATATACTATTAAACTGCTCTCATCCTTTGTACAAGCCGATCAGCACGATTTGTTACTTGTTGATACCATTTACTATCAACCATTTCTACTGCAGCCCTGTGCCAATCACCAGAGTCTACAGCTGCTCTCATCCCTACAAACTTACTAAGCCGAGGTCTGCCCATATTAAACATCATATTAGCAATAATTAATTGGACTTCTTCAGGCAAAAGTTCGAAGTTGGAATATAACTTCTTGCACTCCGATAACACCGTTTCGACATCTTTAGCGAAACACTCATTAACTCTATTTTCCGAGACTGGTGTGCCAACTTCTTGTCCATACTCAGGATCGCTGTCAAGAATAAGATGACCAATACCGTGTGTAGGGAGGTTAAGATGATCCAAGTAGATTTCATACTTACATCCCTCATCAGCCTTAAGTTCTTCTCTTAGTTTATCTATATTCATTTAGTTAGCCTCTTTTGTTTTTCATATGTCCTGAGTCCACCAATCCCCAACATGCCGCCTAGAACGGGCAACAACGTGCCCATATCAAATTCAGGTAGGGTAGGTAGCTGAGTGCCCGTTAAGGCTACTACAAAGAGCAGGACGGGCTGTAAAACAAAGTGATAGGCAAAAGCAGACGCACATACCCAACCAACTGCTGGTCTCCAGCCGCCCTTAAATATAGAGCCTGAAGCTGCCTCTGCTTTGTTTACTTCTATTTGAGCAAGTGCTAGTTCTTGGGCATGTTTTTCTCCCATCGTAGCAAGCTCATGGGCAATCCTTGCTTTTTCATCAGCGTCAGGAATAAACTTATCTAGTAGTCCTGTAACAGGGCCTATTAATGCAGATATCATGTTGCTACTCCTGGAGTTTTTATATCATGGTGTACACACTTATATGCTTGAGGTATATGATCTGGCATTTCATTTATAAATTCACGCATTTCTATTGAACGTTCTACACATTGTTCTCTTGTTTCATATGGCCCTCTTGTGTCTTCTAACTCAAAACATGTGTTAGGGTTTGATGCCAAACAAACCAGTACTAATACTTCAAACATTTTAGTCTCCTCTAAGTTACTGGTGCACGAGATATTGATACCGCCATAGCAATTATTATTACTATAACAGCAGCAACACATCCACCAGCAATTAATATTTGTTTTATTAAATCTTCTCTTTCTTGTGCTTTTATTCTTTGTGCTTTTTTAAAAGCTGCTATTCTTTCTTTTTCTTCTCTAAGTCTTTTAGCTCTTTCATCAAGAATAGATTTCCATGTTCCATGACCAAATCGCATATCAACTAATGTAGCTACTTCTTGAAGTTTTTCTTTAGCCAGTCTAGCATCTATAACTTCAGATGCAACACCTCCGATACCCCCAAAGTTATCTACTCCAGCTTTTTTATTTCTTTGTTGTTGTACTTGTTTTTCGCCCTCAAACAACTTATCTATATACCCAGCTATTTCGCTTACATCATTGGCAGTACCGATCATACTTTTGATACCGTCAACCGCGCCTTTAACTAGTGCTATACCTGCCATTGTTTCCGCGATCATTTTAACCTCACATTTTCATTAAGAGAGAGGATGCTAGGCCAACGACTATAACCGTTGATCCCATTATCATTGCTTCAAGTCTCCACAGTCTTTTGTCGAGACCTGATAGTTTATCTTCCACTGCTTTATAACGTACAGCACATTCTTTTTCGTGTGCTTCTAGCTCTATAGCAACTCGTAATTCTGGTGAAACTTCTTGTACCGTTTTCATTATCCAGCGATTTCCATTACAGTTATTGCAGCAGTATCACTTGCGCCATTCACATTGACATAGGCAGTTCCGCCAGCAATGCCATTTGCAAAGTAAAGTTGAAATGTTGTTGCTGATGTACTTCCAGCATCTGCTAAAAAACTAAAACTACTACTCGTAATTGATTGACCGCCGGTATTGTAGGAATGAACATAAGCAAATCTTCCACCAGCAGTTCCTGAGACTAAAGTTACTGCACTTCCATCTCTATAAAGATATAAATCAACACCTTTAGAAGCAGTGTTGTTGTAAACAGAAGCGTCTATATGGACTAATAACTTGCTGTTGGCAAAATTAGGAGTAATGGTCTGCGCCAATCCAGTTGCTGATGGCGTTTGAGATGTAGTCGCCACTTGAGTATTAAATGTTGTGTTTAAAACCTGCAACACACTACCACTACGAATAGGAATACCAGCCGATGTAACTGCGCTAAGAGACTGATTGTTTAATTTTGTTAATGCCATATCTGTCTCCTACTTTAATGCTGTAATAGATAAAATTGGCAGGTCAGGAAAACCAGCGTTGCCACCGTCCCAATAATGAGTATGATGCACCTTTCCCGGATAACTGGAATTATATCTTCTAGCTGTCATATCAATTGTTTTTGCTGATGTCCAACTAGCAACACGCCCTGTTGCTGAAGAAGCAGTACCACCAATGGGGATACGCCACTTAAAATGATTATGCATTTGGTCATATGTACCAGCGTATCCAGAGGTTTGTCTTGAGCCTGTAATTTGCGTTCCGTCTATTCTCATTGCTGTATGAATAATTCCCGGATATGATGTATTTTCCCATGCAACTTTATATTGAAATTCATAAATTACGCTAGTTGTTCCTGTCGGTGGGGTATAAGAAATACTAGAACCAGTAGTAACTACATGGCTATCAGTTAAAGCATAACTAGCTGTTACATTCGTTGGGGTATAAGTACCAGACGGTACTGTGATAGCTTCACCGTTACAAACCACTGTAAATGTTTCTAATATGTTAGAGCTTACAAAATCATGTGCGCTGCCATCTGCTTTTAGGATGGAGTCTACTTTTAATATACTTGTCATTTGTATCTCCTATCCTAACAAAAGGTTTACATTGCCAGCATCAAAGTTTCCTGTAGCGGGGAATACTTTAACCTGTGTACACTCTGCGCTTAGATTGACTTGGCCTGTGAGTGAGATAAAATAGGCACTGTAGGCTCTTGAAATTAAATGAGAACCCATCATCCATTTGTTGCCGCCAAGATGTGTAAATGTAATTGTTCCACTCATATTTGCATTATCATTTGTCCAAGCTGTTAGTCTGAAGTCGTTAGCCGTACCATTTCCATATCCAGCAAACGAATTTCCTGCTGTTCCATTTGAGTCATTAACTAAGTAATTTGTGCCAGTTTCTAAACCACTAGCAGTCCCAAGCTGTAATTTTAGATAACCGCTAGTTGGCCCTGAAACATCATCAAGCACTACAGTAAATCTATTTGTTCCCGCTGGGATTCCTGTGAAAGTTTTGTTTGATAAGCCTGACAAAGCGACAGGTGAACCAACTAAAGGTGGTTGTGGTTTTGCAAAAGTTACTACGCCTGTTGAAGCTATGGTTGCCGCTGTAGTACCGTTAGTATGCTGGAGGGTTTCCACTCCTATAATTGAAGCCATGTTTTCCTCCTATCCTGCTATTTCCTGTGCCATAATAAATGAAATTCCACGCTCATGTCCCGCTACATTAGTATCAGAAACAGTTTTATTTAAATGCCAAGTTCCTGTGCCATTATCAGAAAATGCTACTTTATAATTAATAGTTGAAGTAGTTGAAGGTGTGTCAAAGTATGTGTATTGAGCGTTGTCTGGTGTTGAATTATTATCAGCAGCATAAATCGTTATATTGGTTCCCATATGAATACCTACGTTTCTAGTCCCATCAGGAGGAGAAGATAATTTAGTGCTGTCTCGTAAGAAAAACCAAGTGCTATCCCATGATGCGCCATCCCTACTCCATTCACCAGTTACTCCCGCTGTAAGCATGATAATTGAAGAAGAAGATAATGGAGTAATGTTTACGTTTAATGGTGTAACAGTAGTTGTGGATAAAGCACTTGCAGAAGTATGAGTGCTTGTAGCTATTACTTGTGTGTATTGGACTTGGATAATGCCGCCTTGAGGCATCATAATTTTATTACCAGAAGTTTTACTGGCTATTTCATCTACATATAACTTACTCATATCACACCACCGTAAATGTGCCGTTGACAGTCAACGTAGCTGCAAGTGTGAACGGTCCTGCTACAAGAGCGTTCTCACCACTGGCAATTGTTGTATTATCTGTTAGGCTGTTAGGGTTAACACGAATATTAGCTACACCACCACGACTAATAGTGCTACTAAGCTTTGCTGTAGTAACTGAGTTATCTGACGGTACTGTATGATTACCTACTTCTCCTAATGCAAGAATATAATCAATGCTGTCTGAAGAAGAAAGGTTAGAGGCGAACACAATGTTACTACCACTGACACTATAAGCGTCATTAGGTGCTTGTGTTACACCGTTAAGAGACACAATCAAAGACTCTGCGTTAGCTGGCGTAAATGCAGCACTGTTGTAAGTAAGTGCATACGTAGCTGTAGCAGACGCTGTGAGTGATCCTAGTTTTTTAAAGTCCCCTGCGAGGGGTTGTTTGCCTACATATGGCATTAGTCAGCCTCCTCTATTGTTAGAGTGCCAGCGTCTACTTGACGCATAGCCTCGTCATATTGTCTATTCCCAATTTCCTTTGGAACAACCACTTTCTTACCATCAATAGTTGCAAGAAAACCGACTATTACATCATCTTGCCCCGGTGGTCCTTTTGACCACTTTGCGTTTTCAATAATCATTTATAACTCCGCATCTACTTTAAGGGTTGTGTCGCCATATGAATACAACATGCAAACTGTATCATCATCTAAACCCGAATAACCATCTGCGTTGTTATTATAGAGAGATGCACCTGTTGTTGTAGTTTGCGACCTTATTGTACTACCCTGAGTAACAAGGTTTGCGGTAGAGTCTGTAATCCCTACATTGCCAGATGAATTACCTATTGTTGGAAAGGTTAATGTTGGAACAGTTCTTTTTTCCACCTTCCAAAGAACTTGCGCTAATACCCATTGAGTCGTTGAATATGAGTTTCCTGATAAAACATAACCCAACCAGTTTACGTTTTCAAAATACCTCTGACACTTAGCTAACGTGGTTCCATAGTCCTCAAATTCAAAGGGTGATGCTAGGTCTCCGATTTCAAGTTGCACTTGAGATAGGTAAAAATTGTTGCTTGTGTTATCCATCCAGTTTACTTGATTAGTTGTGGTGTAGTGTAAACCATTACTAGACCAAGCGTTGTTCGTAGAACCATTAAGATCTGTGCCAGAACACAACATCCAGACTACATAAAAACCAACACCATTGTCATTGTTAATAGCCCCAGCAGCAGAGGTAATAAATGATGTACTACCAGCCGTAGGGCTTATAGTAATGGTTTTCTTTTCCCATGTGTTTGCTGATGAAATAGTATATTCATGCACAAAGTTGTATTGAGTACTATCTGCCTTTATTAAAGCAATTGTATAAGTTCCTGTCTTGCTAGACTTAACCCAAAATGAAAGAGTTAATGTTTTTGCAGATGAAGTTCCATATTGCAAGGATTGAAGATTTTGTGCCTCTATAACTTGCTGGAAATAAGCATAATCTCCTGCCGCCATACTTGTGTCAGCAGTTGTAACTTGTAGCTTTAATGAGCTGCCTGACCCTATTGGTGAATCACTAGACTTTTCGCTAGTGTATGCACCAGCCGTTCCTTCAACAAATCTAAATCTATCAACAGTAGCATAAGCGTTTGTTACTGCCGTGGCAGAGGTGGCTCGTTGCCAAACCTGCAGATCGCCATTAATAATTAAATTCTTGTTACTTTGGATAGCAACATCATCCATGCTATCACTTCGTATTTTACTTAATGCCATCATAGCCTCCTATTAGTAAGGGCTATCACCAAGTAATGATGTATCCCACGCTGCCTTTAGCTTTGTAATTGTATCTGCGCTACTGATAGCTGAAGCTGCAGGTGCATCTCTAAGAGATTTCTTTTTATTAACACTTGCAGTCTTAGCAGAAGCATTATCAGCTTCTAGCGCTTTCATATAAACTACATCCTCTGCTTCAAGAAGTGGTTTACGCACCTCTCTGATCTTGTCTTTAAACATATCTTTAGCTTTTGCAACATCTTCGCTAATTACTTTTTTATCACTATCAAGAACCCAAGCGTCACGAAAGCTACGATCTGCAGGTACAGTAACAGAGTCCGCAAGAGGAGTCTGATCACCTACTTTAATATATGTATCTACCATTAATTTCTCCTATGCGGCAAGCAACTCTTGGTTGATCTTCCATGCGTTTCGCCACTCTCTAGTTTTAGGTAATTGTTCTTTCTTACAGATAACCATCTTTTGACGATTACCTTCGTTATATGTTTGCCACACATCTGGAGGACAATCTTTCTTTATAAGATATTCTATCGCCTCTTCTTCTGTCATTGGACCTATAGGTTTTGTTTCGTGCAATAAATTTCCGCGAGTGTGTTTAGTAAACCCTTCTTCTGCTTCATCCTTGGCTAACTCCCAGTACACCCATACAGGTGGAAGAATATTGCCTTGTAAAGCGCAAGCCATCCAATTAGGATCTGGTACAAGTATCTTAGCGCACTCGTCAATGTTGTCCTCGTACACTACACGATAGTCAGACTGTACACCGTCTAGATTTTCTTTAGCCCAGCATAGTCTGTCAAATAGGTGTGTGCCTTGAAACTCAGGTGTCTGCATTATGCTAGGTCTCCTGCAATTCCAATTCCGTCAATACTAGCACCATCTGAAGCACCGCCATCACTACCAGCAGAAGAACCGTAATATATGGTATAGTCTATATACGCTGCATTTCTATCTGCAATTTGACTTCCTGAAGCACCACGTGCGCCACCTGTGTTCCCATCATTCATAACACCAGCAATAACTAGATAAGTTGCATTACCCATGTTGTTTGTGTAAGCAGGTTTTCTTCTGCCTGTTGACACATCGGTAATACCACTCATATTCAGACTGTCATCTATAGCAGGTGTTGCACCCCCAGAAATGCTTGCCCACGCCTTCGCACTACCATGAACAACATACTGCGTATCAAGTGACCCAGCGGTGCTGTGTTCTAGGGTATCTGCTTTTATTTTTCCATTTGCCATAATACCCTCCTACCCTATTAAATGTCCCATAAACACAGCCCATTGATTGCCATAAAAATAAATATTAGATCCCATTTTTACTCTGACAGTGTCATTTGCCGAGGCGTTTATGTATGTGTCTATGCTGTGTGTGTAAAACTCAGTGGTTTTATTTGTAAAATGCCTTTGTTCATAATCACTGCTGTTTAATTGAATTTTCCATTGACCATTATCAACCGCTATAGAACCGAGAATACTAGATACATGAAACCAATATAACCCTGCTATTGGGCAAGTATATGTATATGTACTTGTATTATACCCATTAGCAGTATCAAATCCTCCGTAAATAGTTTTGCTGTCAAAGGGCATTATTTGATTGTTAAGTTGTAAATTTGTTCCGTTTCGTCTTGCAAGAAAAGCTGGTCTAGCAGGTGTTAAAGGAGCCGATACTGGAAAACTAGCAACGCCTGTTGTTGCTACAGTCATACCCGTAGTGCCGTTGTTATTACCTATTTCGTTTACAAGTATTTTACTCATGCTAAGTCTCCAAAAACAACCAAGTAATCTTTTGTAATATCTTGATTTGCACCTGCGGCAGAACTGGTTTCAAACTCAACATTGGTAGATGTTTCTGACCAACAAGTTGAAATCGTGTTGCCTGGGTTTCCATCCGCGTAACCAGTAGCAATTTGCGGTTGATAAGAAATACTCGACATTGCTGATGTTAATGCAATGTTATGATGCCCTGCTCCTTCGTCACTTGCAGAACTGACACCGAAACTTTCATGGATTTGAAACGTATCTAATCCTCTAACTGTTGCTCTTGCCTTTGCCGCACTCTGCTTAGTCAGCGTAACAGGACCACCAGAACTAGTTTGTATTGTATTACAATGTACCGTACTCATGCTACCACCAATGTTGCACCAGCACTAACTGTGATGGTGACTCCTGAAGCTAGGGTTAATGGGCCAGCGCACATACCATTAGTGTTTGCGGCTACTGTTACTGAAGTGTTTAGCTCTTTTTCATGTACTCTAATAATATTACCGAGTTGTGTAGCGTCACCAAGGTATGATCCTGCAGCACCTTGAGCAAGCATTGCTGCTGTCACCGATGCTGGTGAAGGAGTAGTTGTTTGAACTGCCTTACCTTGATAGACTACATAAAAGTCATCTGTACTTACTACGTTACCTGTCATGGTAAGTGTTGTACCAGAAACGTTATAAGCTACTGCTGGTTCTTGTCTAACGTTGTTCACAAATACTTCTATTTCGTTAGCGTTTGCTACTGCTGTGCTTAACGTATAGCCTGTACCCCCGTTACCTGTAATATCTTGTTTAGCTAGAGAGGAAAAATTACTATTTGCTTGATTACCAATGTAACCCATAACTAATCCTCCTATGTACTAATAGCGTCAACAGCAGATACCCAAGCGTCAAGTGAGCTTGCAGTGTCAGATACAATCCAAAGCCTATCCCCTGATTGTACTACAATTTTAGCACCACCATCTAATGCTTGAAGTGTTGATCCTGCTGGAATCGGTGCATCTTTTACAACGTAGTACCGATTGGCTAGACTATCTGTTGCTCCTCCAGCTAACATATATACTGATACTGTAATCTGTTGAGCAATTCTATTTGCTAAATTTATTCCTACAATTGTGTCGTATGAGTCGAAATTAGCGCCATCAGGAATATCAGTTGCCGAGGTTCCAATGGACTTTTCAACGTACCTTCTAAAATTTTGTGCCATAAAGACCTCCTATAATGCGATTGACATTGCAATTGAAAACCCGTTTGTTGCAAAACCGCTAGTGTCTGTTGCTTCAATTGCTACCCATGTTCCTACTGGTGCGCCTGTTCCAGACGGAGCAACTGTGCAATATTTAACAGCTTGATCACCTGTATTATAATACAAGTCACCTACTGCTACTGTTTTACCTGCTGCTTCATGTGCGTTTTCGGCTGCTGCATCACTTGCATAACTACCATAATATTTTTCATCAAAGTTAGCTACACTACTAGCAGCTTGATCTGCCCAGTACTTAGCCGAATATTGTGCTGTACCGCCTGATCCTGTTACTGCTGTGGACATAACAAAGTTACCGCCACCTAAAGCCCATTGTTTAGCAGAACCGTTAGTATTCCCTGCCTGTACACCAATAGCATATTCTTTAGCTGAGTATTCTGTGTTATCAGCAGTTGTTGTTGTTTCAGTAGCCCAGTCTTTAGCGTTACCACCGCCTGAAGCTTGATCTACACCTGTACCACCCACAGCCCATGCTTTAGATGAATAATCTGAAGTACTAGGGACAACTCCGTTTACTTTTACAGCATAGTCTTCTGCTTTAGTAGCCTGTGTCGTAGCTGTTGCAGCTGACGTTGTTGCACTACTTGCTTGAGTTGTCGCAGTCGTTGCACTCGTGGCTGCATTCGTTGCACTTGTTGCCGCATTAGTAGCTTGAGTAGTAGCTGTATTTTTACTAGTGGTTGCTGAAGTAGCCGAACTTGCTGCATTAGTTTCTGACGTTGCTGCTGCTGTAGCACTATTGGCTGCTGCCGTTGCGCTGCTTGCTCCTGCAGTAGCACTATTAGCCGCTGCTGTAGCACTGTTACCTGCCGCTGTAGCAGAGGTTGTTGCACTGTTAGCAGACCCAGTAGCTGAAGTTGCACTAGATGCTGCTGAAGTTTGTGACGCTGCTGCTGCTGATTGTGAAGCCGCTGCGTTTGTTGCAGACGTACTTGCTTCAGCTGCCTTAGTTGTCGCTGTAGCGGCATCTGCTGCCACACTACTAGCAGAACTAGCAGCTGCTGTGGCGCTACTTGCTGCTGCTGTTTGACTACTTGCTGCAGCCGTGGCGCTAGTTCCAGCGTTAGTTGCGCTTGTAGCTGCACCAGTGGCTGAGGTTGCAGCGTTTGTTTCTGATACCTTTGCGGCTGCGGCGGCTGCTTCTGCAGATGCTACATCGGCCCCTATAATATCGGGGATACCGTCAATAAGGGTATCTGTAAATAATCCACCACTGGCGGCATTATCAGTAGCTCCTGTAAAGGAGCCAGGTCTTGCTGGTGTAGTCATTATATTAACCCTCGTCCATTAAAGTTTACTTGTAAATTACCGCCTGAAGCGTTACGTTTAGCATCTTCATCATTTGCTTCTGTAATTTCTGATAAGAATGCTTGATTGTATTTTGCTGCTTGTTGATCATCTTGAACATAAGCAAACACCTCTGCTAATGCCCCAAACAAAAGAATCCTTTGGTTTTCATCACGTAGCCAGTTAGGGGTTGCAATACCAATGTAGTAAGCGTTTGTTACAGTACCACCAGCACTAGCTGCCTGTGCGTCTGCACTTGTTGCGTATGCTGTTGTTCCTGTATTACTATTAAAGTATAATTGTTTAGAATTAGCTACACCTGATCCTGCACCTGTTGTAGTAAGAAATCCCGCATTGTAGTTAAGAACAGTCACAGCGTATACCGCATCTAATGCAGGTAGTCTACGATAATAATAAAGTTCTATTGTGTTCGCTTGATTGCTTGTTGATCCAGCACCAAACCCTGGAGTAAGGTATACAACATTTTGTTGTCTTGCCCAGTAGTTAAGGTTTGTATACTTTTCACTTAAAGCATCATTAAATGTTCGTATGTCTAATTTTTCATTAAATACACGTGTGGTTAATCCAGCAGAATCTACTTCTCTAATTTGAATAAATTCTATAAGATCATAGGGTAATTGTATTTCTGTAATACTACCCTGTAAACTATTAGCTGCTGTAGTTCCAGCCTGTAACAAAGACTTTTCATAAATAGCAACATTTTCTAATGGAGGGACTCTTAAAATTCTGTATGCTTTATCTGCTGCATATTTAAGAGCATCCTTAATAATGTCGTCACTTACTACTTCTTCATCGCGGTTAGACCAACTACGAACTTTAGCAACAAGTTCCGTATATGTCATTGCCATGTTTGGCCTCCTAATTAAGTATTGACTACCAAATCAGAATATTCAGACATCAAAATTGTTTTAAGCTTTTTAAGATTATTAGGATCTTGCATAAAATTTGGATCATGCAAATCCAGATGATGCTCTTGCAAAATCTTAATTGCTACAATATCAGGAATAGTTGCTAACTTACGGTAACCATTTTTAGTACGACCATAATATGCTTCTTTATCTCTATCAAGTTTAGCAGCTTCTTTATATTGTGTAATGTCTTGCTTAGCTTCCCAATCTCCAGATTGAAGATCAAAACCAGCATGAATATCTTTTGTGGCTTCCACAGTTGAACTGCGAAATTTAAATTCATTTTCTTTTGCCATTGTGTCCTCTTACTTAATTAGGCAGGTTCTGTATAAGATACAAAACGTCCTGATTTTCCAATATAACCTAACTCAGCGCCAGATGGTGCTGCTGTAGGATTACCATTAGTCGCTACGTTAGGTGAGTTAATATCTAAGTGTGTTAGCTTATAGCCACCTGCAGCAACTGCTGCGGTACGCCATACACATGTTTCTGCGGGGTAAGTATTCCCGTTTGCTGTTCTTATAACTAGCATTTACTGTACTCCTTTAATTTATGATTTGTTTTGAGCAGGACCGCATCCAGCAACCTTACCACCTGTATTGTAGTATTTTGCTACATTGCCGCCCATTGCATATTGTTGTGCAGGATCTTCTTTTCTTTTCTTAAAAGGGTTACCCGTTGCTGGTTTAGCCTCTTTAAAATCTTTATTTATTTTTCCAGACTCAGCTTTTTTAAAATCTTTACCGGACATTGAATAAGCCATATTACCTCCTAAAAAGAAAGGGGAAGCCATAAAGACCTCCCCTAACAAATAGTCTAGTTAAGACCGTAGATAGCACCACAACCAAGTGGGTTGCGTACTTCCAAGGTGCATTCTTCAACCATCATTCCTTTGGTTGAGTCACCCTGCTGGCCTACGTCTACTTCCTGCATAGGACGTAGGTAAGCTGTAGCGAACCACATTGGGTCATAGATCAATGCTGCAAAGTCAGCAACGTCAGGGATACCTGCGCCTGAGAATGCAGTACCGTTATCACCTTTCAGTGCAACAGAGTTTGACAGACCCATGATGTAGTTAGGAACTACCATAAGATCTCCAAAGTCTGACATGTATACATCAACTGACTGACGGAGTTTTCCACCAGCATCAATGTTACGAACAACACCAGTGTCTGAGACCATTAGATCTGAGAAATCACGGCGTAGTTTTGGTGACAACATAACTTTAGTTGCCTTACCACCTTGCTCATAGATCTTCTGCATAACAGCATCAATGTCTGTCAGTGCAAGAGTTCCACGTGCAGGAGCAGTAGTACCACCATTGATTGATCCACGTACAGTGTCTGTACCTTGTGCATCAGTACCAGCATTAGAGGAAGAAGCTGAAGGAGCTTCGAACTCACCTACATAGTTACATGTAGTTGCTGAGTTAATAAAAGACTGGTATCCACCAGCTGAACGTGAGTTAGCGTTTTGTACACCCACAGCGTTAGCTGTGTTGTATGAGTGGATCATATCAAATTCCACATCACGGCGTAGCTCAGTTCCACGCTTTTTAAGCTGGTATGCATATTCGTCTGCAACACCTGCTTGATCTACTGCGCGGCGTGTACCTGACACAGCGATAGTCTTACCGTTAATTTGAGTGTAGTTACCCAAACGAGTACGATAAGGTCCAGTAATAGCAAATTTAGCGCCAGTTGCTGGAGTTGCACCAGTACCACCAGAGCCTGTTGCATCAGGAGCAATCCAGTCAGTACCCTCACCAATCCGTGAGTTGCCTGGAGCTTCTAGCTGATCTGTCTGCCACTCGTGGTAGATAGCGGTTGCTTTAGCTTTACCGATAGACGATGTAAAAGGAGTTTCATCACGAGTAATCATCGTGATAAAGTTTGCTAGATCTTCCCGTTGGGAAACATCTTTGCCAGTTCCACGGGCTGGTCCCTGAGGGCCACCAGTTCCGCGAACACCAAGATTATTAGCCATTTAATTATACCTCCAAGGTATTAAAGATTTAAAGATTGGTTGGCAAGACCTCTCAAAAACTCCATTTGATCTTCATTAGAAGAATCAGGACTCATCGCTCTAGCTCTAACTTCAGCTGCTTTATCTTGTTTTTTGCGAGTTGTAGTTTTAGCTTTCTTAAGCGGAGCCTTTTTAGCTGGAGTAGCTTTCCTTTTAGCAGTACCTTTAGTGATACCTTGTTTTAGTCTACGATAGTCATCGACAAACTTTACAATTACAGGATCGGCAATTGAGTCTAATACTTCTGGAGAAATACCTTCTTCAATAGCAAACTCACGAATTGCTGAAGCAGTCTCTTCATTAAAGTCAGGAATCATATCAGGAATGGTTTGATTAAAATATTGTATTTGTTCATTCCATTCTTTTTGATTTTGTTCCTGTTCAGACTTTTGAAGAGTTTCTACTAGTGCTTCACGTTGATTACGTGCATCCCAGTATTTTTTTTGTGCTTGTTCTCGTTTATCTTTTAACTCGCCAACTTCATATGTATCACCATCTTTACGAGCCTTATCAATTTGAGCTTCGATATCATGGTACTCTTTAGAAAGAGCTTGTTCATTTGAGTACAGTATAGCAGCAGATGCCTTAGATAGGTTTTGGATTTCTCCAACCTTTTCTTGGTATTCTTCTTCTAACTGTTTTCTTGCATCACCAAGTTCACGACCCTTTTTAGACAGATGTTGTTCAGTAGAGTAACCTTTAATAAGGTCACCAAAAGAAACTTCTGTATGTTCGCCATCTATTTTGACTACAACTTTAGCTTCTAGATCCAAGTCATCTGTAGCAAACACATCAGGTTCATCGGTAGCGGATTCTTCATCGGCATCTTCTTCGTCTGTGTCTTCTTCAGCTTCTTCTTCAATCTCTTCTTCATCATCTTCATTATCGGATTCTTCTGATTCTTCTGGGTCTTCATCATCAGAGTCTTCCGCGTCTAACTCAGGTACTTGCTCATCGGGTAGAGTATCTACGAAATCAGAGTTTCGTACAATGTCAGCCAGCAAAGCCTCTTCAGTTTGACTATTAACCTCTGCAGTAGGTTCATCCGATTGGGTAGAGCTTACAGGTGCTTCGGTATTACTTTCCATTTGCTATCTCCTTTTTAGGACTAGCCTTTTCAGAATTTTTTATTTTAGAATAGTGATTAACAAGCGAGTGCATGTGTATAAGTTTTTCAGAATTTAGTTTTGCTTTACCTGCACTACGCATAGAATCGTATTCTAACGTATTAATCATCTCTTTGTAGTTATTTATAAGAGCATCAATATCAATTGTTCTCATTGTTGTCCTCCTGTAGGTGCGGAATATTTTTTCCGTACATCTCAAAGTTCATCATTTTCTCCTTAACACTTCCTAGTGCCATAGCAGAACTGTAGAGAAACTCACGAGATTTAGTCTCATGCGGTTCTGTTTTTAACCATTCTAAAAAGAAATCAATTAAAACTTCACCGTATACTTCATCAAAAAACTCATCCCGTTCTCTAGCTGCAAAGTGCCCTTTAACATGAGCTTGCCTTGCTAGTTCTTCGGGATGAATTTTATGATTACCATATGATTTCTCGTTTCCCAGCTTCTTCTCAGCTGTCTTACGATACTTATCCATTACTTACACACGATGGTGGATATAGATACGCTCATCAGTTTGAGCAGCTGTACCGTGTGCTGTTTTAACATTTTCCATTACACAAGCACCGTGTCCACCAACATGTGTGTAATTAAGAAATTCTTTGGCTGGAACCTTAATGCCTTTATCAGCTGCGTTAATTGAGCCAGCGCATTTAAGATCAAGTGTAATTACAGAGTCTGTTTCATTTGTAAATACAACTGTTTTATTTCCTGAAGTGCTTGTTACTGCAGTTCCTGCCTGAGTTCCTCCTACACCAAGTTTACTAATAGTCGAATGTGCCATTTATCTTATCTCCTGAGGTCCCTGTGGTCCCATCTGTGGTTGTGGCTGTTGTTGAGGTGGGCTTAGGATTTGCCTAGCTAACATAATAATCTGGTCATAACCAGGATGTTCTGGTAACTCTGCACCCTCTTTAGTTGCTCTAATTTGAAGATCTGCCCATTCTTGAAAGTGTTTATCAATTGATACTGCAAGTTGTTTTGCATTATCATCCATAGTGTTTTTAGTTTGAGCACCTGTATAAACAACGTTTGCTTCTGATAAAGCAGCTTCTGCCTCAACCTTACGTTGTTGCAATGCTTGTTCTGCTTGAGCTTTTTGTTGTTGGCTTTGAATAGCCTGTGCTGCCTTTTGTTTAAAGTCGTCTGTATTGTAATCTTGCAAGAAGTCATTACTATCTATATCCATTGCTTCAATAAGTTTAGTAGCAAGGATAGCTGGGGCTTCTGGTTTTACAATCATACCTGCACCTTGTTGTGCTAGTCCAGGGAGGATTTCTCCAGCAATACGACTATACTTTCCTATTAATGAAGAATTAGAATTTTCACCAATATCTAACAAAACTTCTAAGTCCATAGTTGAAGGTAGGTTTTGCATATTAATAGATTTAAATGCACCTGCAATATTGTAATCTATATTGCCTTTCATATTACTACGCATTGTAGAATAAATACCAGACAAAAGACGTTTAAACCCTGTCTCAGCAAATCTACGAGCAATATGTTGAATACGTTTTTGTGCGGCAGATTGAACCGCTGATAGTTTTTGCTCAGAGTTTCCTGACACATAGAGTGTATCATTAAGACCTTGAGCAGCTTTAGACATACCAGTAGCTTGTTCTTTAATCATTTGCAGATGTTCAAGCAATGGTACTGTACCTGTTGAGATTGTCTCAGGAGGTAACTGTTGAACAGCACCCACAGGACTACCATTAGTTGGTATAATCTGTTTAGGCTTCATATTTTGCAATGCAGAGAAGTCTACCACATTTGGATCAGCCAGTTTAGGCGAATAGTTAGTGAGGTATGTATTCTCTACAAAGCCACGTAGGATGGCGGTCGATGCCAGTGTAGAACTACGTGTAAAATCTGCCATTGATAAACCATAAAATTCAAATGGAATATCAATAGGAACAATAGAAGCCATTGGGACTTCATCACAATCTTCTTCATATAAGATGTGAGAACCCGCTATAATAAAATGTTTTAACTCTGCAATACCATCACCATCACGATCAACATGCATCCAGCACTCTGTAACAGCTACTTCACGATTAGCCTCTAGCGGTGTGGTTTCTTGCTGCAAGGATCCTTGAGTATACTCTTGTCCTGTAACTTGTTTACGTGCTGCAATATCTTGAGAGTATTTTAAACTACCAGACCACGTATCATCACCAAGTTCATCCCAGGCATCAATACTGTCAGCCATTTCAGGATAGTATTTACGGATCTCTGAGCGTGTCATTTCTGTTTGCATACCAACAAATGCTGCATCAGTTATGCAGGTAGCATCTCTTGATATACGAAAGTTTTCTGGTGGGACCAGTTCCACTTTAACACGAGACTTATTAATACGTTTACGAATACGAACATCAACGTACATAAGTTCTACGTTTTGTTCAGTTATAGAGTCAGTTGATTGAAACTCATTTTCAAACTCTAGATCACCAACAATTTCAACATTATCTTCTGATAATAGTTTATCTAGATTTGGTTGACTAATCTTTTCGTATTCTTCAAATACATAATCGTAATCTTCAACATACCCCCAACGGCACACAGCATTCTTCCACAGTAAGGCTGCTTTCATCCATTGTTGAATAAGTTCCCACCCATTATTTTTTTTAAACAAACAATAGTTAGTTATATCAGAAGCATCTTTAGCAGCTTGAATTGCTGCAGGAGAACTGTCCCAAGGCATAAACCTTGCTAGTCTTTTATTTGTAAGAAACAAGTCAGATAATACGGCTGTATAAGCTTCGACTACTTCTGTTGTAGAGGTATCTACAATTGTACTAACACCTTGAGGTGATAAGTGGTAGTCAGCCACTCCAGCATATTCGTAGGTAGCTTTTAATCTTTCTCTTGCTAGTTCAGATGAATTTAACCAATCGCCTGTAGAGTTCTGTACACCAGACTCTATCATGCTAATCAGTTGTTCATCACTAACAACCTCTTTATATCCTTCGGGTTCCATTATCGTTTCCCTCCAGTGCCTGAATAAATAGGCTTAGCTTTCTCTAAAGCTTTTAAATCATAAGAACCAGCCTTAGGTAACTTTGGCTGAGGTTTTTTAGCATCTTTTTGTTTATGTGTTTCTTGTACAAATCTAGACATTTACCACTCCTGGGTTTACGTTCTATGTCGTTTTACTTTGTTTGCAACCTTTTTAGGTTGTTTACTAAATTGTTTTCCTGCTTTTGTAGCTTTTCTCTTAGCCCTAGTGGTAGCAGCGTGTTCTGCTGGCGTAAGACTAGCCACAGCTGAAGCTGGCATATAACGTTCTCCAGTAGCCAACGGACCTTGAGTAGAGTTTTTACCACTTTTGGTTCGCCACTTCTGAGAAGTCCATTTGCTTAGGCTCTTTTGTGACGGTTTTTTTGGCATTAGTCTCTATAGCCTCCACCATTTGCTTTATACTGTTTAGCAAGCATTTGCGCCTTTCGCGCCGACCATTGGCCTGGACGACCTCCTTTACTACCTGCTTTAATTTTATTAAACAAGTTTTTACGCATTGTCGGTTTTGTGTAGTTACCTGCCGCATTTACAGCCATCCTTTACCTCCGTGATATATATGTCAATCATTTCTAATTTTTCATGCCATTTAGCCATATGACTTAACTCAGTTTCAATAGCATCAATAATATCACTATGTTCACCAATACCAACAGGATTATCTAAATAGACCTCAATATTTGCCACGTGCTTAGCCACATGACCCTCTGCGTGTTTACGAACAGCTTCTAGCAATTTATCCTCCATATCTACCATTTAACCTTATTAGCCCAATATGCTGCGCTTAAAGGACCACGAGCAATGTTTTTAGCATGACGAGCCTTAAAAGATTTACGTTTCATTTTCATACGCCTAGATTCACCAGCCTTTGGTTTACCTGCAGTACTCGCACCTTTTTCACCAAACCGTATTAGTTTTTCTTTACCACCCGACCTCGCAAGGACAGCGTGGGATTTTTTGGGGTGGTTAGGGGTTCGCTTTGGTTTGTTGTAACCGGAGAAGGTTTCTCCTGCTTTTTCGATTGACATGACAATTCTCCATTACTATAACGAACACTGTTCCACCACACAATAGGGCTTTTGTATTCTTTAGGTTTTCTTTTTCTTTTGGGTTGAGTATAAGGTATGTGTACCATTTTTTAGTCCATCCAAATAATAATCTCTTATTTGATCGGTTGTTCGTCCACATCCAACACAATATTTATCTTCGCTATCTAATCTACAAACACCAACACATGGGCTACTCATTTATAAAATCCACTATAACGTATTTATCACCATCTTGTTCCAGAGTCACAGTTTCTTTTTTACAACTGTATAAGTGACCTGATTTTGAAAGACGATCAATTTTTCGTTTTATACTTAAGCAATCCTTTAGGGAAAAATGAGGTGTCCATTCTATAGGTTCCCCACCTAATGTTAAGAATAGAACGAAAAGAGTTTCTTTCATTACTTATCTCCGTTTCTTAGTTTTTCTATGTTTTCTTCTAAGCTAGTTATTCGTTTTTCATAGAACTCTAAAGTCAACTTTTGTTGTTGATCATACGGAGCCTTACCACTTTCAATATCGGTTTGTAGTTTTTCTAACTCTCCCGCAAGGTGTTCAATAAGCATATATTGTTCACTATCTGCGGGTAGACTTCCCATGTCACCACGAGGCCATTTAATACGAAACTCTGTGTTCTGACCTACGTCTGCTTCCATCATGGTTACGTTTGTTTCCATTTGATTAAGACGTTCTATAATTCCAAAGTACGCCCATGTTGCAACACTAGCTGCTGCTACCATGCTTATAATATTTCGTAATGGTAAAGCTACTTCTGTATTTTCATTGACTCTGGTGGGCATTACTCAACTCCCATAATCCTTGACAGGCCAAATACCTCCAGAAGCATAAACGTAAAGAAAAGTAATAAGACACCACCTGCTATTAGTTTACCACTAAAGTTTGTTGATCCTATTCGTATTGCTATAAACTCATTACCTAATATACGTAACACAAGCTCAAAACTATTTTCACCTACTTCTAAAGCTACTGGTTTTATGCTGCTATTTTTGGATTTATCCCCATCCATTTCCCCCACTCCTCATAATAATGTCTCATGCCTACTTCATCGTGTATGGTTCTGTTTTCATGCCGACCATGAAGTATGAAACGATCTTCTGTGCCTGGACGCATTGTTGTGCCCTGACCAGCGACACCAATAAGGTCTTCGTGTAAGTTTCTACCGAATGGACCCCAAATAGAGTTGTGGTGGTTTATACGGGTCTTCCTATCTTCTGGTGAGTCACTTTTGAGACCATAGCCACGAAACTCAATAAGAACTTTGTTTGGTCCAAGAGGCGTAACACTATCGCTTCTATAAGCACTCCCCCTAAGATTAAAATTAAATCCAGGAAACAAATCAACCATATACCATTGATTGGGTGGAAGGTTAGGGAAACTAAGCTCTCCTCTATCCTCAAACCCATCGTACTCCTCATAGTTGACTGTGAAGCTGCTGACATTAACGTGTCCGTTATCAAATGGTATATTTTTTCTAGCAAAGTATTCATCGTTAAACCCCGACACACGATTAAAGTAGTGCATAAAGTCGTGGTAGAACTCTGAGTTAGTGTCATGCCACAGTTTGTAATTCGTATCTATAATAGCCTTGTGGTAATGAAACACCTCTAATGGTTCAGCATCAATAGCATCTATAATACAATCAAATGATCCATTAAGCCATTCTTTTAGAGATTGTGTTGGGTTATCATCAAGGGTAGCCCACACCATCCCACCGTATCCTATTTCACTATGTAGTCGATTACCAGTTATAATACCTACTGGCCCTGATACACCATGAAGCCCTGTGTTTTTATACACATGAATACCATGTTTATTTTTTATTACAGCAATTGGTGTATGTGCAATTGTTGAGGTCCGATACCAGTTGTCTTCAGGTAGTTCGCTTTCATGGCAAACAGGAACCCATACCTTAGAGAATATGGTTTCTAGTTCCTGGCTGTATATATCCCAATCTGAATATATCCTAGAGTTTATGTATTCTACATTAGGTTCTTTCTTCCAATCCTTGTGATTTCTTGGTGGCATTATTTGTCCCCTTTATGTTCGTGACCCATCCAAATTCCAAAAACACCCGTCATTACGCCCATTACTACGGACACAAAAGCTGACTGTGCTCCTGTTGGATCAGGAAGATCCATAAACCACTCAGCACATCGCCAAGACATTACTGTACTAGCCAACATCATAAAACGAGGTAGTATCTTCCATTTGAGAAATGTTTCTACTGACATACTATCCTCCGTAAATAAGTGGTGGTATACCGCTGCGTACCACCGGACGCATGAGGACAACGCGGATCTCTTAGACCCTTAGGGGTCTTTATGTTCTATAAGGGGTATATACTATATCCAGTTTACTTCTGGTTGTTCTATACCAGACATCTTTTGTTTCCATGAAACATTTGAAGTCCCCAATCTGTCCCAATGTGTGCGTAATACTTCACAACCTATCGCTAATGCTATAACCGAATCATCATAACAGTTGGGTGCAGCTTCTGTCTTACCCGTATCCGTAGAAATATAGTCCTTAAGTTCTTTAATTATCTGCACAGACGGGATAAGTATCTCTTCATTCTCTATTAGGTTTTTAAGATTAGCTATAATCGCTGGTTTTGTAGCAGATGTCGTTCTAAAACCCAACCTAACACCCTCTTCCGAGGACACATTAGCTATCTTTGTCTGTCTATACAGGTTTATGTAGCCTGTACTGTCTAGTTTCTGCAGGGTTGCAATACCCATACTGTTAGATTCTACTGCTAATAGGGCATTATTATAATAACGGCCTAAATAAAACAGAAGATCACCCCACATACTGGGGTCAATCTTGTTATTCCTATAGTGTGCTACAATCTCATACTTTTTATTTAACACAACAGCAGCAGAATAGTCCTGACCAACCCCCAAGGCTACATCAGCAGCAACCACATAGGGTTCATTCCAGTCAGGAAACTGGTATATGTACAAAGAACCTTCTTTATTCTCATCAAACATCTTCGATGCAGGGTCCCACTCAGACCTTCTTTGATAAGATTCTGGAACTAGTGCGTCCAAACGCTCCAGGTTGAAGACGTTAGATCCTGACATAATAAACGCTTCGTCAGCTGTTGAGGGGTACTCTTGTTTGAACTTGAGTTCTCCTCCTTCTGCAATCTTAAGTCTTCGCCAGTAGAGTTGTCCGTCTGTGAGGTCGTGTTTATCTCGTAGTTTTTCTTCTTCAACTGTCAACTCCATGTTCTCTGGGGGTTCTCTAGTGTATTCTGGTGTAATATACCACGGTAGAAAGATAGGTAGATATTCATTCTCCCCCATCTCAGCGCCCTTCCAGAGCCTGTAAAACTCCCCTTGAGCACCATTAGCAGTAGACTCCAGGATAACCTCAGTACCGTCAGCCTGTGAGATACCTTGGAAGAGTCCTGCTAGGATCTTCTCATCATGTTGCCAGAAAGCTACCTCAGAACAGTGTGCTATAGTCGGCGTAGTACCTCTTCCAGCTTCTGGAGACCCCGCTGTATAAAGCCTATAGGAAGCTGTAGCGTCTTTATCGCCCATAGCAGGACTGTTAATAATAATTTCTTTAGCATTACTACGTATTTCATTGGGTGCAAGGTTTCCCTCCATGTTTCTAATAAGGTTTTTGGACATAGCAAATAGAGCATCTGACGTAGCCGAATCATGCGCCATGACAACTGATCTTGAATGGGGAGTATAATAACTCTTCCAGAAGACTCGTCCAGCGCAGTATGTAGATATCCCCTGCTGCCTAGCTTTAAGAATAATTGCTCTAACTTTTCCAGTAGCATTCCGTTGTTCCTCTAATTTTTCTGTAATTATCTGTTGGGCTTTATTGAATTTAAATGGAACAAACCCCCTGGATACGTCCTTAGTAACGATTTGTATTTGTTCTTCTGCAAACTTAGTAAAGTTATGTTCATAATCCTTAAGCCTAGACCTTCTCTGCTTTTCTTTGAGCAGTTTAGATAGCTCTTTCTTGTTCATGTGTCTTGTGTCCTCTTAATTGTCTTTGAGTAAGCCTGATTAAAGTAACAATATATATGAGTACCCTGATTACTTTCGTACCCCCTCAATCACTCAGGGTACTCTTAATCATTCAATCATGTCTTTGAATCCCTTCGGGATACTTATAGTGTCTTTCTCTCTTCGCTCAGTCGCCGCTAGGCTTTTTAGGTACTATACCTACTCTTTGTACCTTTAAGGGCTGTCAGTGAGCCTTATAGAGCTACTAATGGTATCTATAAGGGGTATATAGAACCCTTTACTAAGACTATTACCCGATCAGGAGTACTGTTAGAGGACTATGAGGAACCTTGGGGACGATGTTCAATTGTATATACCCCTTATAGAAACCTCTTTGGAATGTAACTCTATATACATATAAGTATCTATAGATACATAGAGTACTTAAAGTAACCATAGAGTACTATAAGAGCCAAACACTCGTA